TCCAAAGTTTAGATATACGTTAGACATTCGTCCGAGATTGAAAACAATTTTGTCAGATTTAACTGACATTTTATCAACCGAAGAATTAGAGACGAAATATCTACAATACGAATTATAATTTAAAACATATATAAAAAATAAACATGGAAGAAAGGAATTTTGGGTATTTGGGATTTTCGTTTCAACAATCCCTTATAAAGGCAATTATTGAAGATAAGAAATATGGTGAGACCATTATTGATGTATTAGAAAGTAAATTTTTTGACAATAGTTCATTCAAATTTATTATGGAAAATACTAAGGAATTATATAAAGCGTATAATAAAATTCCCGATTACAATACACTGGCACAGAAAATCATGGCTGAAGGTGGTAACAAAGATTCTTCCAAAGTTCACGTAGATACATTAGAGGCAATTAAAAATAATGAATCACAAATTGAGTATGTAAAAGACACAGCACTTAATTTCTGTAAACAACAAAACTTGAAAAGAGAGTTAAAAAGTGTACAGAGTATTATTGAAAGTGGTGAATTTGAAGCGTATAATAAGATTGAAGAAATTATTCAAAAAGCATTACAAGTTGGTATTTCTAATGATGAAACAACTGACGTATTCCACGATATTGATGCGGCATTAGAACAGGACTTTAGACAACCAATTCCAACAGGTATTGTAGGAATTGACAACTTACTTAAAGGAGGTCTTGGACTTGGTGAATTAGGTGTTGTATTAGCACCGACTGGTACTGGTAAAACTACTTTACTTACTAAATTTGCAAATACGGCATATAACTTAGGTCTTAATGTAGTTCAAATATTTTTTGAAGATAATCCAGGTAATATTAAAAGAAAACACTATACGATTTGGTCTGAAATTGCACCTGATCAACAACCTGAATTTAGAGATATGGTTAAGGAAAAAGTTGAAGAGGCACAAACAAGATCAAAAGGTAGTTTGAAATTATTGAAATTGGCAAGTGATAATGTAACAGTTTCTGAAATTAAAAATAAAATCAGAAAAATGAATTCAGATGGGATTAAGGTGGATTTATTAGTGTTGGATTATGTTGATTGTATTTCATCTGATAAATCAACAAATGGTGAAGAATGGAAAGGAGAAGGTTCAGTTATGAGAAGTTTGGAATCTATGACAGGTGAATTTGATATGGCAATATGGACAGCAACACAAGGTAACCGTGAATCTATTTCAAGTGAAGTTGTTACAGGAGATCAAATGGGAGGTTCAATTAAGAAAGCTCAAATTGCTCACGTTATATTATCTATTGGTAAAACATTAGAACAAAAAGAACATAACTTGGCAACACTTACATTATTGAAATCACGTATCGGTAAAGATGGTGTGGTATTTCAAAACTGTAAATTTAATAATGAATTTTTAGTTATTGATACAGAATCACAAAATACCTTATTAGGTCATGAACAAGATGAGGTACAAAAAAGAGCTAATAGAGTTGCCGAAGTTTACAAAAAGGCACAAGAGAAGAAGACACAAATAATAAGTAAATAAAAAAAAACAAAGTTTAGAAATGCAGAAAGGTAAAAAATTTCTGAGTGACTTGAAGTTACACTCGGATTATTTCAAATGGTTGGAAGATAAAGGAAGATATGAAACATGGGAAGACGCATGTGAAAATATTATAGATGGACACAGAAAAAAATATGTAGAATATGCAGATGCAATTGAACCATATTTACAATCTGCTGTTGAGAGCATGAAAGATCAAGCTGTATTAGCTTCACAAAGAAACTTACAATACAGACACGAACAAATTATGAAACATAACACGAGAATGTTTAACTGCACATCAGGACACATTGCTCGTAATAGAGTATTCCAAGAGATTTTCTATTTGGCATTATCTGGTTGTGGTTTTGGTGGAGGATTATCAATCCCATTTGTTAATAACTTGAGTAAAATTCAAAAAAGAACTTTAGGTACTAAAACATATGTAATTGAGGATAGTATTGAAGGATGGGCAAACTCATTAGGTGTTATAATGTCATCATATTTTGTTGATGAACAACCTTTTCCTGAATTTGCTGGATATGAAGTAAAATTTGATTATTCACAAATCAGAGAAAAAGGAGCATTCATTAGTGGTGGTTTTAAAGCACCTGGTCCTGAAGGGTTAAAACAATCTTTAGAAAAGATTGAAGCGTTAATTGAAAAGTGGTTAACTAATGAAGGAAGTAAAATCAGACCAATTTTAGCTTTTGATATTATTTGTCATTCTGCGGATGCTGTATTATCGGGTGGTGTTAGACGTTCGGCGTTGAATATGATTGTTGACCCTAACGATGATGAAATGATTCACGCTAAGACTGGTAATTGGAGAATGGAAAATCCACAAAGAGGTCGTAGTAATAACTCAGTATTATTATTAAGAAGTGAAGTTAAAAAAGAACAGTTCAATTACTTAGTACAACTTAATGATGGTGCAAATGATATTGGTTTTGTATTTGCCAATAGTTGGTTTGACATGTTTAATCCATGTTTTGAAATTTTAAAAATCCCTGTATTAGATACTGTAGATTTTTCTAAAATCAAATATGAAGATGTTGAAGAATATGTAAAAAACAATAAAGAAAAATTTGGTATTCAAGGTTGTAATTTAACTGAAATTAATGCGGAGAAAGCAACAACAAAAGATAAATTTTTAAAAGCTTGTAAAGATGCATCAATCTTAGGTACATTACAAGCGGGTTATACAAGTTTTCCTTACTTAGGTGAAACAAGTAGAAAGATTTTTGAAAGAGAGGCTTTATTGGGTGTTAGTATTACAGGTTGGATGAACAATCCAAAATTATTCAACGCAGAATTATTAGAAGAAGGTGCTCAAATGGTAAAAGACACAAATAAAGAAGTTGCCGCGGTAATTGGTATTAACCAAGCAGCAAGAACAACTTGTGTAAAACCATCAGGTAATGCGTCCGTTGTATTAGGAACTGCGTCAGGTATTCACCCTGAACACTCTGAAAAGTATTTCCGTATTATGCAATTGAATAAAGAAAGTAACACCGCAAAATGGTTAGTTGATAATATGGGATTCTTATTAGAAGAAAGTGTATGGTCGTCAACTAAATCAGATTATGTTGTTTTTGTTCCTGTTGAAAATCCAAAAGTTGGTTTATTCAAAAAGGATATGAAAGGAATTAAACATCTTGAATTAATTAAGTTAGTTCAACAACATTGGGTAAATGCTGGAACTAATCACGAATTATGTGCTTATAAAGGAGTTAATCATAATACATCTTGTACCGTTATTATAGATGATAAAGATGCGATTGTTGATTACATTTGGGAAGAAAGAGATTTCTTTACCGCGGTAAGTTTTATGTCAGATTACGGAGATAAGGATTTTAACCAAGCACCATTTACATCGGTATTGAATTTGGAAGATATCATTGAACAATATGGTAAAGGTTCAATTTTAGCATCAGGTTTAATTATTGATGGTTTACATTACTTTAATCAAAACTTATGGTTAGCTTGTGATACTTTATTAGATAGAAGTATAACTTTAACAGGAACAAGAGAACAAGTTTTATTAAAAGAATATTGGTTATCAAGAGCAAAGAAATTTGCAAAGAACTACTTTAAAGGTGATTTAAAGAAAATGGTTTATTGTTTAAAAGATGTTCATTTATTCTATAAATGGGAAACCATCACTCGTCAATTTAAAGAAGTTAATTTTGGTGAAATTTTAGACAAACCTCAATATAAAGATATTAGTGACTTTGCAGCCCAAGCATGTTCTGGTGGAAGTTGTGAAATTACTAGTATCTAATGGTAGAAGGGGTAGATTATTACATAGATGAGAAGTCAGGGCTTATGGTTCTGACTTCTCTTTTTTTATTAAAGAGAGGGTACTGTTGTGGTAATGGATGTTCAGGATGTCCTTACTTACCTCCACATCAAAAAGGGAATACAAAAATAAAAGAAGATACATAACCATTTTCGTATTGTTTATATTTATTGAATATGGCAGCAACCTACGGAATAGATTTCCCATTTAGGGATAGTTTAGAAGGAAAGTTTTTAAAGATGACTGGTACTCCCGAAAGAGAGATTAGAGCGGATTTAATACACCTCCTATTGACAAAGAAGGGTAGTAGATATTTTTTACCCGATTTTGGTACTAGATTATATCAATACATCTTTGATCAAAATGATGCGGTTACGTTCGGTTTAATTGAGAGCGAAATTCGAGATTCTGTAAAAAAATATATCCCTAATTTGGATTTAACCTCAATAGTAGTTGTATCGGCGGAAGATGATCCAGACCAAACCGTGTCACCACAGGAAAATGAAGATAATAGACTTTTTAGGGTTTCAGGTCATTCTGAAAAACCACATACAGCTGTAGTTAAAATTGAATACACAGTAAATAACGGAGCATTCACGTCTTCGGATTTTATAATACTAAACATTTAAGATGAGTAAAAAAATATCATACGCAACAAGAGATTTTGCAGGTTTAAGAGAAGAGTTAGTAAATCTAACAACACAATATTATCCTGACTTGGTTAAAAATACCAACGACGCATCAATATTTTCAGTATTATTGGATTTAAATGCTGCGGTTGCAGATAACTTACACTTTCATATTGATAGAGTTTGGCAAGAAACAATGTTAGATTTTGCACAACAAAGACAATCGTTATTTCATATTGCAAAAACTTATGGTATGAAAATACCATGTAAAAGACCTTCAGTTGCTTTATGTGATTTCTCAATAAATGTTCCAGTTAGAGGGGATAAGGAAGATGATAGATATTTGGGTATTATGAGAGCGGGAACACAAGTATCAGGAGGAGGACAAATTTTTGAAACCGTAGAGGATGTAGATTTTTCAAATCCATTTAATAGTAAGGGAGAACCAAATAGATTAAAAATACCAAATTTTAATGCAAATAACTCATTAGTTTCCTATACAATTACAAAAAGAGAGGCCGTAGTAAATGGTGTCACAAGAATATATAGAAGAGTAATCACATCGTTAGACCAAAAGCCATTTTTAAAGTTATATTTACCTGAACAAGATGTATTAGGTGTTAGTAGTATTATACATAAAGACGGTACTAATTTTGGTGCTAATCCTACTTCAAATGAATTTAGTGATTTAACAAATAAATGGTATGAAGTTAAAAGTTTGGTACAGGATAAAGTTTTCGTACTAGACCCAACCGCAGTATCTGATAAAAACAATTTTAAAGCGGGAACAAATAGAACGGTTACAAATAAATTCGTAACTGAATATACACCAGAGGGATATTTTTCAGTTACATTCGGTTCAGGTAACGTTGACCCATTAGATAATTTAGATAGTTATATGAACGGTACTATGAAAGTTAACCTCTCAACTTATCTTAATAATATGTCATTGGGGGCAATACCAAAACCAAGTACCACTTTGTTTATAAAATATAGAGTTGGTGGAGGTAAAGATTCCAACTTAGGTGTAAATGTTATCACAAGTATTGATAATATGGAATTAGATGTTAATGGTCCCGAATCTTCTAAAAATACACAAGTAATTCAATCTATGAGAGTTACAAACGTAACACCGGCAGTTGGTGGTGCAGACCAACCAACGATTGAAGAATTGAGAAACATGATTTCTTATAATTTTGCAGCACAAAATAGAGCAGTTACTTTAAATGATTATAAATCAATAATTGAGGTGATGCCAGCAACATTCGGAGCACCAGCAAAAGTGAATGTCGTTGAGGAAGATAATAAGGTAAAAATTAAAATTTTATCTTATGACGATAATGGTAATTTATCGGACACAGTTTCAAATACATTAAAAAGTAATATTATAGAATATCTTTCTGAATATAGAATGATAAATGACTACATTGACATTGCAAGTGGGGAAGTTATCGACTTATCATTAGAAATGGATATTGTCATTGATAAAAATGAAAACCCAACAGATGTCATTAAAACGGCAATTAACGATACCACAGATTTCTTCGACATTTCTAAAAGAAAAATGGGTGACCCATTATTCATTGGAGATTTAATTAGACATATTGGTCAAATACCTGGTGTAGTGAATGTAATTGATATCAGAGCGTACAATAAGATTGGTGGATTATATTCATCATCAGAAACCGCAATGGCGTATAAAGACACTTTAACTAAGGAAATTTTACAGTCAGATATGACTATTTTTATGAAGTCCAATCAAATATTCCAAATAAGGTTTCCTAATACCGATATTAGAGTTAGAACCAAAACATTAGGAACGACTACATATTAAAATGTTTTTTGTTTATTATAGTAGAAAATCTCCTTTTTTCTATTTATTAAAAGAATGATACAGAAGCACAGAATATCCACAAACATTGGGAAGGACCAAATAGTCAATCTTGAATTAAAACAAGATTTTGATTTTTTGGAAGTTCTATCGTTAAAATTTACACAACAGGATGTTTATTCATCAATGTGTTCTGATTATGGTGTTGTGTGTGGAAGAATTACAGTTAACAATGGTTTAGGTGTACCAAACGCCAGAGTATCGTTATTTGTTCCACAATTAGAAAAACATTTAAATGACCCTGTAATATCGGCACTATATCCCTATACTGAAATCGGGGATAAAAATAGTAACAACTATAGATACAATTTATTACCTGCAAGAAAACAACATGGTGGACATGAACCAACCGGCACATTTTTTGACCAAGAAGATATTTTAACAAGAGAAGAAATTTTGGAGGTGTATGAAACTTATTATTCATATACAGTTAAAACAAATAGTTCTGGTGACTTTATGATTTGGGGAGTTCCATTAGGACAACAAACAATTCACGTTGATGTAGACTTATCTGATATTGGTTGTTTCTCTTTAAGACCTTACGATTTTATGAGACAAGGTGATGGGGTGGATAAATTTAAAAACAAATACACATTTAAAGCGTCAGAAGATTTAAATACATTACCACAAATTGTTTCATTTGATAAAACAATTGAAGTTTTTCCTTTTTGGGGTAATGACGATTTTTGTGAAATTGGTTTAACAAGAACTGATTTTGATTTATCGGAGAAAGGGATTAATATAACACCAACAGCATTTATTATTGGTGGAATATATGGTGATAACGGTAAAAGTGCGGTTAATAAAAACTGTAGACCTAAAAAGAAAATGGGTAGAAAATGTGGTTTGGTTTCTAAATCTGGTAAGATTGAAGCAATTAGATTCACCCCGAAAAAAAATCTAATTTCAGGTACAACAATAATGGCACCGATATTAGAAGAGGTTGAATTAAACGAAGACATACCAGACGACGGTGGATTTGTGTTTCCAATTGAAATGAATATGGATTATGTCTATACAAATGAGTTTGGAGAAAATGAAATCACTAATGACCCAAATAAAGGTGTACCGACTTCCGCGTGTTATCGTTTTAGAATCGGTATGAACGATAATGATTTAAGTAGGGCAACTGCTAATGCTGACTACTTGGTTCCAAATATTAGAGAGTATCATAGTGGAGGTACAATTAACTCCGAAACTACTGATGACAGATCATATTATTTTGGGACGGATTGGAACGGTTATCCAAAAATCGCAGTTACGGGTGCAACATTAAATGACCCTAACTATTCTAACTATGGAATTTTATATAGTGAAATGGAAAAATATTATCCAAAAGATTATTTTTATAGATTTAATTATAATAAAGTTTATACGGTGTCATCTTTTCATAGTAATTACCAAGTTGATGGAAATTTTACAAACATAAATGAATTACATCCATCAGAAGAAGAGGATTGTGGTGATAAATTAACACCACCATCAAATTTTGGATTTAAAAATTTTACATTTACATTATTAATTGCTGATTTTCTCTTATTATTGGATTATGTAATTAAATTTATAATATTACAAACATTGAATTTTTTGGTATTTATTTTGAATAAAGTTATTGAGGCCATAATAGATGTTGGAGGTAAGAAATATCGTTTTCTTAGGGAAAGATTAACCGAATTTAGAATAAATAATCAAGCCTCGTTAAGTTTAATTAATTACCCTGAATGTGTTGAATGTGCGGATGAAAACACCACAGTAATTAGTGGAGACCAAACTGGATATACGTTTAATTATTTTGACGGTGCATGTAGTTTATATGATACAGTTTATGACGAATCATTGGTAACTGGTTATTTTATCCTAAATACAGGTAATACAAGTGAATTTAAGGGTTGCGGTTATTCGGCTTCACTTTTACCGGAAAATAAAGGAAGAAGGTATGTATCAACATTAGTCGGATTGACAAACTACACATTATTATCAACAGCAGTATACGGTGCACATGAACAAAATGTTCCCGAAAGTAGATACCCATATAGTGGCACCGAAGATATAGTAGATTTTGCTTGTGAAAGTTATAATTATGGGGGTGGATTCAGAACCCAAAGTGCAAGAAGTGAATTTTATAATGGTGTTTTCTATATAATACCAGGAACTCAATCACCTAGAAGATTAACAAAAATAATTAATGAATATTATAGAAGAAAAAGAGTTGGAAAAATGTTTTGTGGTGGAATTGTTAATTATGCATTTTTAGATAATTGGTTATCCGGTTCATTATATTTCACTCAATTTAAGGCTAAAAGAATAATTACGGCAATAAATAGAGGGTCTGAGAATATTGGTAAATATTGTAGAAATATTGCACGATTGGTGGTGGGACAAAAAAGAATATATTATAGATCAGCACCAACCCTTTATGGAACAGATTTTTATAGTGACAACATAAACAAACCAACAACGTTTGTTGACTTAGGTCCAAGAGATGAGTTTATTAAAGAAATTTGTGTTGACCCATCTTTAGACCCAAACTGTTCAGTATCACGTTCAATCGGTGCAACATCATATCAAGATTTGGGTGAATTATTAGGGTTAGCGATTAACTATAGAATGGACGTAGCAAATGATAAAGGAAATTTAAATATGTTCTTTGATAATAAAGGATTTTCTAATGGAGTAGGAATATCAAATGTTTTAGATGGAGATATTTTACAACTATTATCTATAAATAATGAAACTGGAATTGAAGAATTTGATTTACAAAATCCACAATATCTTGGATATCAATTTAATGTTTTAGATCCAGAACTGTATCCACAAGTTTTTAAAGGGGGAACGTCAATTTACGGACCATTACCTCTTACATTAGAATTATCAGAAGATGGACAAAGAATTAGATCTTGTTTAAATGAGCCTGGTAGATTAACTGAATCATCACAAAATGTCCCATTTTATTTATGGGATAAAAAAGGAAATGGATTTGGTGATTACGGATCAAATAAGAATAACCAATCGTGGGATTATAGTGGAGTACAATCACAACCTTTACAAGGTATGACATATGGATATAGATATACAGAATCACCTAATGACCCATCAGACCAATATCTTTTATTACCAATGACATATACATTTAGTGGATTAAGTATAACAGGAAATGTCGAAATATCGGGAACAACTATTGAGTTTGATGTAGTGTCAGATGTTGATGACCATACAAATTTTGATAGTCAATATCCAGGTTTTACTTATTTATATGTAACGGGAGGAACTGAAGAAAACCCAACATTAGGAACAGTGTACACAAGATATGGTGATGCTGGTACTTGGCAATCTACCGATTGGACTAACACAACATTTACAATTAAAAGAACACAAGATTATTATAGTGGAAATAAACAAATACTTTCAACCCCATTTCAATTTTACTTTGGATTAAATGCGGGTAAAACAGGTATGGATAAATTTATTGACCTATTTGGTCCAAAGGGAGTGTTCCCACCAGCTGAATAATGGAAAAGAAACAAATCATATTACCAAGTAAAAAATTCGCAAATGCGGATGACCAAGAATTAGAATTAAAACTCAATCTTGACAATAGTGATACACTTATGAGAATAGGTGATAGAGATATTATTTTGGACATTGATGAACAATATTATAGAGAACGTAATGAAAGTATAAATTATAAAATATACGGAAAATTAAAAATGGTTTTTCGTAATTTATATTCTGGATCAACACCTTATTCTTATTTAAAACAAAGATTATATTTAACAGGTGATGGTAGTAACGTAACAGACAGTACTGTTTTTGATGGTTATTTACCATATGATGAATTTGCGTTTTTAAGAAAAGATGTACGTAGGGAGGTTAATTTACCGGTAACGGGAAATACATTAGGAACCTTTACACCAAATATAGTAAAATCAGGTTCAACAGCACACACAACTGTAACACCAATATCGGCACCATACCAAAACTGGAATTTATATTTAAGTTATGTATATAGTGGTGATAGTAATTTTAATATGGTTTATACGTTAACAGGTGTAACAGGTAGTACGAAAGTTAACTTTACTGCAAAAGATGGTATACCATTCAGGGTTACATACGGTTTAATTGAAACAGGTTCAACATACTATGAATTGACATCACCAGTTGAACATGGAATGAATGAAGGTGAACATATAGTTTTATCAGGTGGAACATTAACTGGATTATCAAACCCAACTGGTTCAACATTTTATATTAATTCGATTGGTAACGAAACATTTAACTCTGAAAAATATGTTATTAATATTTTAAAGTCACAAATAAAAACAGGAACAACACTCAACACAATTATGTTAGGTAAAAGATGTAAAGATTTTACCAATATCGTTCCCTCAACTTCTAAATATTATGTTCACAAACATAAAACATTAACCGATGATAAGGGATATATAATGGATTCACTTGGATTCGAAAGTCCAATATTTGAAGATGAGAAAAAAATACTATTTGAAAATAGTGTAGGTACGAATGATGTTATAGTTGAAAGAAATAGAATGGAATCTGTTTTATACGATTTCAAGGAACCATTAAAATTAAGTGGACTTACAAATAATTTAGGATTTAGTCCGACAAATGTTTTTGTTACTGCAATTTTTAGAAATGGAAATGGATATTTTAATTATCCACCAAAGGTTGGGTATAAATTTCATTTTCACGGTGAGGAACTACCAACAGGTGAAAAAATAAGTTGGGTTGATGAACATTTTGATGGTAATCTATCATTAGAAAAAGGAATGACAGGATATACCACAACGTTTTCCGGTGCAACAACTGGATTTACATTTACAGGTGGAACGGCATTACCAATTGGGACCATATTAAATGGTGCATTTGTAGAATATAACCCAAAAGAAATGACCGAGAGAATTGTAAGTGAATCATTTCATAAAATCACAAATCCTGTAACGATATTTAATTATGGACAAACATCAGGTTCAACATATGCGTCATCAACAAATTTAGAAGGGTTAATATACCAACCACATTATAGAATTAAATTAAGAGAATTATCACCATATACCGAAATTGCGAATACTAATGATATTTTCAACTTACCCGAAAATGCAAAGTATGACCCATATGATAAAGTTTGGAGATGGAGAGACATCTATGACCATGGTTATGTTGATTCTGATGGATTTGGAACGGATTTTCCTTTTATGAATGGTAATCATTATGTTAAAGCAAACATTAATTTGTATTTAAGAAATGAAAGATATTACAAAAATAAATCTAATGGATTAATGAGTTTTATGGATGTAAATAATAAAAATAGTAATTCAGATTGTTAACATGAAAATATTAAGAAAAGATACTGATTTAAATATATTATTAAATACTGAAACTGATTTTCAAACAAATCTCGGTTGGGAAGAAAATTTGAAAGAATTTGAAACCGAAGTGTTAAGTGATATTATTAATCCAATTGAGAATTACGAAACGGTTAGATATATCCATAAACCATATTTATCTGATGGTGTAGAGCAAACCGATATTTGGTTTTATTTTTATTTTTTAAGTGATGGAACATATACTCAAGATTATACCCCACAAGGTATAAGTTCACAAGAAAATGAAAGTATGTTGAAACAGGCCACCGAAAGTTTTTTTAGATTGGAATTTTTTAAAACACCAGGAACCGTCTCAGGTAATGTATTAACATGTGAACCACCAACAAGACAAAATAGAAAATTAATATTTGCAAAAAATTTGTCGTTACCGTTAGGTGAAAAAATGTTTTATAATCCACTTAATGGTTATATACATTTACCTGTTTTTAGAGGATCAAATTATAGTAACAAAGAAAATATGTATTTCTTTTGGTTCCAAGATGAGAGTGTTTTAACTGAAACAAATTTAAGTGGTACAACGACAAGTAACACCTTTTTTATGACAGCAAAGTTTTATAACGCAAAAGAAGGTACAATTTTAGATTTTACAAATGATAGTTATAGTACGAGTCACACTATTACTGAACAAAATGATATGTACTACCAAGTTGATATTGATAAAAGAGATTATTCATACCAAGTTTACAAATATAACGGAATTAGTAGAGGGACAAAATCAGGAATAACAAATACCCCGATAAAGTTTTATGAAAAGAATTAACCATACCATTAGAAGAAAAAAAATACCTGAAGTGAAATTAGTTTCATTAACGGGAAAGACGTGGTATGATTCTAATGATACACCAACATCATGGACGGGTCCAACCGACTTTTTAGCAACCGGATTTACACCCGACACAGGTTTTTTAGTTTTTAATGTAACAGGTGGAACAGTAACAAGTGGTTATTATAAATGGAACACACCGACAGCAAATACGTGGAATTTGATTACAAGTATAACAGGAACAACACCCGAACAAATTAAAAAGGAAATTGACCAACAAGTTTTTGACGATTTCCAATTACCATTATTTTTGGAAGCCACCGCAGATGAAATGGGGGATATGGTTGATTTTGATAAAAATATTGGACATAATAAAATTAGTACAAATTTTACATACAATTCTGATTGTATAGATAATGATATGACAATTACAATTGACAATACTACAACATATCAATTGGTTAATATTATTCAAGCTAACAATACAAATCCAGATGGATCACCAATTGAAGATATAACATTTACTGTATATTGGGGAGACGATACCACATCACTAATTGGCATAAATGGAACCACGAGTAAAACTTTTTCAAATATAAATGAAAAAACGGTTACAATTGTTTTTGATTCACCGTATTTAACTAATCAAATTACTAAAGTAGTTAATTGTGGCGATACGTATGTTGTTGCTACTGAATTAGAGGAACCAATTCAAACAAGTAATGATGAACAAGATAATTTGTTAAAAATCGAATAGGATTAAAATATATGATATTTATTAATTAATCAACAGATATGGCTACACCAATAAAAATTAGTGCATTACCTCAGTATAGTGGTGTAACACCAACAGGTTCATATATTGTAATGGACGCCATTACTGGTACAACATTAACCACATTTAAAATTTTAAGAGAAGATTTTATAGGTGAACTTTCTGGTGCAAATGGAACATCTGGAACATCTGGAACATCAGGAATAGGAACTAATGGGTCGAGCGGATCAAGTGGAACAAGTGGATCACGAGGTTTACAGGGAGATAATGGATCAAATGGAACTTCAGGAACTAGTGGTAGTGGTACATCAGGAACATCAGGTTCCAGTGGTTCAGACGGTACGGACGGTTCATCAGGAACGTCAGGTTCATCAGGTTCTTCGGGTGATTTATATAGCACAACAATAACAAATCAATCATTAACTATTCAAACAGGTGATACAGGTTTCTTTTTAGTTGCCCCAAATTTAGCTTACAGCGTGGCACAAAAAGTTATAATTTCATATAATTTAACTAATTATATGGTTGGTTTGGTTGTGGAATATTTCAGCAATGGTCAAATGCGGGTTAACGTTGAAACAATAGTCGGAAGTGGTGCATATAGTGTATGGGATGTGAATTTATATGGTGTTGCTGGTGGTTCATCAGGTACATCAGGAACTAGCGGAACTTCAGGAACAGCAGGTTCATCAGGGACATCAGGTTCATCAGGAACAAGTGGTTCATCAGGAACGGCAGGTACTTCAGGTTCATCAGGAACCGCAGGCACAAGTGGAATATCAGGTTCATCTGGTTCTGACGGATCTTCTGGTACATCAGGAACTTCAGGTTCATCAGGAACTGCGGGTACAAGTGGAACTTCAGGTTCTAGTGGTAGTGATGGTACAGCAGGAACATCAGGTTCTAGTGGTTCATCAGGTACAAGTGGTTCTACAGGTACTTCAGGTTCTTCGGGTACAAGTGGGTCAGCTGGAACGAGTGGTTCTACAGGAACTTCAGGAACTTCAGGAGGTGTACAACGTTTATTATATTATGATAGTTGGGATGGTGCGGCGGCATCTGGCGGAATGAGTGTTCAAGGAGGAGATGGAATTATACCAAATATAATTGGTTTTGCTATGTCTTATACATCATCAGACATCAACGGAACTCCACTAACCTCTAATAACGCATATCCTTATCTTGCCACCTTACCTATAGGAAGTAAAATCACAGTTCAGGGTGTTACTACGAGCGGAATATACGGAGATAATAATACAGATCAAACGGTTGTATTAACCGTTACAGGTGTACAATCTGGATGGTCTTCTCAATCGTTGTTCACGTTTGATGTTACTGTTGACTCATACACTCCTGCATGTATCGGCGTAAGTTTCGAAGACATATATTCTATTACTTTTACTTCTATGCCTAGTGATGGTACTTCAGGTTCTTCTGGAACTAGTGGTTCTGGTGGCACATCAGGAACTTCAGGTTCTAACGGAAGTTCTGGCACATCAGGAACTTCAGGTTCTAACGGAAGTTCTGGCACATCAGGAACTTCAGGTTCATCTGGTACTTCAGGTTCTAGTGGTTCTTCAGGTTCATCTGGTACTTCAGGAACTAGTGGAAGTTCTGGCACATCAGGAACTTCAGGTTCATCTGGTACTTCAGGAACTAGTGGTACATCAGGAAGTTCTGGTTCAAATGGTTCTTCTGGTACATCAGGTTCTACAGGAACAGATGGTAGTTCTGGAACTAGTGGTTCTTCAGGTAGTAATGGTTCTTCTGGTACATCAGGTTCTTCCGGAACTAGTGGTACTTCTGGTACATCAGGAGATTCATTATTCATATCAGGTGCAGGATTTTATTATACAACAAACAATCTTCAAATTACAGGTTCAGTAAAAATTAAAGGAACGATTACCGCCGAAGAATATAATGTTACATTAGTATCTTCTTCCGTTTTATATTCATCAGGATCAACAAAATTTGGTGATACCAATGATGATACACATCAATTTACTGGGTCGTTATTAGTTGAAGGAAAAGTTAATGCTAGTTCATTAACGGGATCGATTAATTTTAGTAATTTAACAAATGTACCTTCATTAGTATCAGGTTCATCACAAATATTATTCGGTGGTATAACAGGTGTTCCATCAGGTTTAGTATCAGGTTCGGGTCAAATATCATTTAATGGTATAACTGACAAGCCATCTTTAGTTTCTGGTTCAGGTCAAATATCATTTAACGGAATCACTGATAAACCATCTTTAGTTTCAGGTAGTTCACAGATTACATATGGAGGTTTGAATGGAATACCATCAGGTATTGTTTCAGGTTCATCACAAATATCATTCGGTGGTATAACAGGTGTTCCATCAGGTATTGTATCTAGTTCAATACAAATAAAAAATTATGGAGATTTTGCAACAACTGGTTCAAATACATTTAAAGGAAATCAAATAATCACTGGTTCAGTTTATGTATCAGGTTCTTCACACGTTATTACAGGTTCGTTAACTGTATCTGGAAGTGTTTCAGCAACTGCGTTTTTTGAATTGTCAGATATTAGATATAAAGATATTATATCGGTTAATCCAAATGTAGATTTATCAACATTAGATGTAATTCAATTTACACTTAAAGGAGATAATCAAGTAAGATATGGTTATTCGGCTCAAAGTGTTAAAGAAGCTTGTTCTGACTTAGTCGTTGGTGATTTACCAATGAGTGTCAACTATAATGACGTCCATACTCTCAAAATACATCAATTGGAAAATAAAATAAAACAATTAGAAAATAAAATAGAGTCATTGTATGCCAAGATCATGGACAGGGATAACGGATAATAAAATAATCACCCGTGAAGATTTAAAAAAAGCTGTAGATGATGAATACTTTGATTATAAAGAGAATCAAGTAATTGTTATCGATTCTAATATTTTTAAAGCACTTTCAAAAACGAGTGTAACTTCGTTGGTTGAAGTTGAACCAGCAACTTTCGAAGGTGGAGCAGATAATCAATTAGTTTCAAAAGTAAAGGGAAGGAGACCAAAAGAACAATGTGTAAAATACAATATTAAAGTTGAACAAAGTGATTTGAATAGTAGTTCTGATGGTAAACTTTATGTTTATTATCTTATATGTGGAGAATCGTGTCCAGTAGAAGGTGATGGTAATAAGTCGTTTACATCGTATTCCTATTCTGGTACTTTTTTGAGTGATGTTTGTGTACAAAATTGTCCTGAGACAGATTATTATATTGGTGATAAAAACGGAACACCATTAGTAAGTCCATCATCAAAGTTAATTATATTACCTGGTCAGTGCACCTCATCTAAAACAGTTTTAAGAACTTTAACAAACTGTCCCACAGGTACAACATCGTATAGTTATTCAATCACAAGACCAGGAACAACAATATTAAATGATGTTATTGAACTTAATAATGATTATGGTAATTTTAATTTTACAATTTCCGCAAATACAAACAATAATACAGAAATTTTTGTTGGAAATTATTCAACTGGTTATGGTGAATTATATAAGTTAACCGGAGGAACAAACAACATAACTAAAACTATTGGTTACTATAGCACAAATGGAGATAAAAAATTAGATATAAGGGTTTTTTCAACAACAACGGGTTCAACATTTACACCATTTGATTTATATTTTACAGGAACTTGTACAAGTACAATAAGTTGTCAAACAATAGCCGAAGAAGAAACTGAAACATATGTACAAAATGTTGTAATAAATGCGATAGATGGGGGAGTATTAATATATTATAATAAAGACGGGTTACAAGTTGATAAGACTATAAACTCAGGAAGTTACACAATATCTGAATGTATTATTTTAGAGTCATTAAGAAATCGTCCTGTATTAGGTACATCACCACAACAATATTCGTCACCATTAGTATTAAGAGACCCAACGACATACACCATAACATCAACTGGAAGCACTTGTACTTCAAGTACAACAGGAATCACATCAAACATTAACGATAATGTTATTATAGTTTTTCGTGCAAAATATGGATTTAGTGCAACAGCATATTGGTTAGATTGTGATGGAAACACAGCAACTAGATTTATGGAAGTCGCAGAAACCTTTACTACATGTGGTAAATACGGAAGTGGTACAGGGTTACCCGTATCGTACGGAAGTTCATGTAGTTGTTTACCACCATCATAAAACATAAAACATAAAATATAAAAAATGAGTGATAATAGTCTACCAAGTGTTAGTGTAAGTACAAATTTTGGTACAATAAAAAAAATTGTTTGGTTTGAAGTTTCATCTTCCTATGGAAGCTTTAATATGAATTTTTTTATTACAAATGATAGGGATAGAGATATGAATATCACAATATTTAATAAAGGGACTAATGTGGTGGTTTTTAACAAAACATACCCATTGAGTCCAAATTTAACAACAATAATAGATAACACAACAATAGTACATACCCCATCGACTATGTCTAATGTGTATGGTATAAAAATGACATAATAAATGAGTAGTACTTTTAATTTTAATTGTCCAGTACCTTTAGCCGGTGACCCAACAATTCACGAATGTGGGATTACTAAACCTATATCAGGAACAACAACGGGATTAACAAGTAATGTCACAACATACAACTTACGATACAGTTTATTAGAAAATTTAAAACCAGTTTATGTAACTAATAAACCAACAGTCAGTAAATTAATAAAATTTGTTTTTAATAATTTTACTCTAAATGGTTCAAATATTGACGTATATATTAAACAAGGTGTTGGAATTGATATAAAAACAGTATTACAATTTAATGTACCGTCTAACTCATCAAGTTCAATTAACAAATATGTCAACTTTCTTTTAGATTCAACATCAAGAAATGATTTGTTTATTACAATAGATATTGTAATTAATGGAGGTAGCGGAACACGTAGTTTTAACTGTCAAGCATTATGTAATTCATTACCAACAACTTCACAAGAATTTTGTGTTGGTTGGTTACCAAATATATCATATTGCTCAGGTTGTCCAAGTACTGTAACATATTATGCGGAAGAAACTTTAGATAATGTTACGGCTATTACTAATAAAAAATGGTATAAAGACCAAGATTTAATAAATGAAGTTGACAACGGAACATATGCCATTTTAAAATCTACTGATCAAAATAATATTAAAATAATATTAAAATATAACACGTCTATACATAAATTTGAATTTTACGATTCTTGTGATTCAAATATTTTTGATTGTAATATTGGATATATCGAACAAACCCATTTATTAAGTGATTATACATTAAGTAAACCTTATTTAGATGGGTCAAGCTTAAAATCAAATTTAAAATGGTCATTAAAAAATACCAAAATTTTGTTAACATCAAATTCCGCAATAACTGAAATAAAAGTTACATATACAGGTAATGCAAGTTCAGTTGTGTTTACAATAAGTAATGGTAAAAATGATAAATTTGCTGGTTTCATATCATGGTCTCCATTTGGAGATGAGGCATTTAGATTGGTTGATGATGATACTATTTTTAAAGTTCCAAGTGGTGTGAATGGTATTAGAATTCGAGTAATTAGCCCATCGGGTCTTATATCAATTAGATCTTTAGTAGGACAAATAAAATCTTATAATAGTAATAATACTGTCACAACTAGAATTACTACAGATTGTTTTAGTACACCAATTTATAGTTATTTAGTCGGTGTAAATCCTTATTCTGCTTGGGATTCAATAAATACACCAAGTGTCAAAACATATCTTTATTCTTTAACTGAAATATCAGGTTGGGCTAGTAATGTTAAAGTATATAATGATATTCTATTTAGACAACCAGCATTACCATACTATTATGGTTATAGTGGCAATAATAAAGTATATAAGGTAGGTTTAACGGATATAAAAAGAGATTTTGGGGTTAAGACGGATTATAGAGCAAAGAAAAAAATATTTAGCAGCACAAAAATATCAACTATTATTAATGGACCTAAATTATTTACAGGTGGAACTACAAATGATTCATATACATTAGCATGTATTGAACCATACTTTATTGGTTCGGGTGCAATAGGTAAAGTGTTATCGTCGGGTGATTACTACCAACCAACCGTTTATTCATACTATTTAGGTTGGTCAACAAGTACCGAATATAATTCAAACAATAACTTTTTCACATCATTTGATTTTAATAATTCCACACATACACCAATAACGGGTTATGAACATATGACTATAAAGTTAGTTCGTTCATATATAAACTCAGTAAAAAATAATTCATTTTTTAATGGGTTAGATACTAATGCTTTGGCCGAAGGTGGCTTCATGTTAGGTATTATGCTTTCAGGTGTTGCATTTGCTGCTGAAGGTTTATCGTTACAACTCGGTATGACTTTATTGAAAATAGGTGGGGCAACTTTCAACCCATATATTTTAGCACTTGCAGTTGTTATACTTGTTGTATCATTTTTTATAACAACTAGTAAAGATTTTATTGAAGATTGTAAACAATTATTAAAAAGATACACAACAACAAATTATCCTTATATAAAAACAGGAGCCACAATATATAAAGACACTAACACTACAACAATAGATAACGGTAAATATTTTTGTGACGGAGGATATTTCTATAATGTACCGTCGCCTGGTTCAACAGTTACAACAAAAACATTGTCTTACAAATATATCGGTGGAGTAAAAACATATTCAAAGGATGTGTTAGATATTAACAATACACAACAATCGTATACATTAATAAATGACGAAATATTAGATTTATTATTTTTATCATATATTGCTGGAAAACCAGAAAAATTTGATACCGCACAATCACTTTTTGTAAGTGAAACGACATCGACATTAGTATCACAATCAAGTGATATTATTGGTAGTTTAAATAATCCAATTGCCATCAACTATCAATTACCTGAAGGTTTTATAACCTCATTTGATTCAAATGACATTACCACAGAAATTACACAAACTATATTATCTGACTTAACTGGATTAACACACCAATATTTATATTCTTTTGAAGAAAAACCTGGTGTTGTTGAAATACAAACATATTTTACACACGAAATAAAAATAGAAGATAACCCAAATATTTTTATTTTAAATTATGATAATTCAAGTGATAATGGTGTAACAATAGGTACGACATTATATTATGAATATGATGGAGATTCGAGTGTGTTAGATGGGTATTATGCTATTTCAGGATCAACACCATATAGAACATTTTATAAAACCACTAACGGTAATGTTGTTGATATAATAACAATGGAGACAAGTGTTAGTACAACGGGGTCGTCGGTTAATAGTGGACCACATAATGTCATATCCAATTCCAAAGATTATACAAGTGGATGGTTTTTAAATTCACATTTAACTAAAGATTTGGATTTAAATGTATACAATAATACAAATAATCTTATTATAGATTGGAACACGAGTAACTTTTATAATAGTGAATATGTTACGAGAGGTTTAATAAAAGATTTCACAACGAAAGATAGTTTAATTTTATATGGTGATAACACAACTTCTACCGAAATAGATAACTCAACGACAGATGCCGAACAACAATTTTATAGACAAATTTTTCCATTTGATAGTGAAATTTTTGTATATGATAGAGAAGACACATTAACTATAAAACCTGTTGAGGTTTGTAACACTGGTGGACCTAACGGTATAAATTATCAAATTTTAGACAGTAATGGTAACCTAATACCATCATATGTTGGAGTTGAATTCAATTCTAACATTTACACAGGTTCGAGTATTTTATATTCTTCAATAACAGTCACAATTTTAGGTAGTGAATATGAAAAATATGTAGATTTACCTAATATTAATTCGGGCGACATAACAGACGTAACAATATCAATTACGTCACCAAATCCACATTTAAAAACCACATTTACAACAGGTAGTTTTAGTGGGTGTACCGCACCAGAACCTTGTGTATATTATTCAGGAACAACCTATCAAGTAAATTCATATGGATTTATTCAATATCAAAAATATGATGAGATTAGTAGAACGTCATCAACACAATATGAATTTGTTTATGAAGGTCAATATCAGTTAACAGATATAATTGAATATGGTTCAATTTATGGTGCTTTTGATGCCGATTTTGAAACTAATTTACACTATCCGGCAGCAGTTATTTTTGTTTTAAATTTGGGGGTATGTTATACGCCGGTAACCCCAACCCCAACCCCAACCAATACGGTAACTCCAACAAATACACCAACTAATACACCTACTAATACTGTTACTCCGACCAATACACCTACACCGTCAACTGTTTGTGAATTTGGATTATCTGTAGTTGTATTAACACCAACACCTACAAATACTCCAACTAATACCGTTACACCGACTAACACTCCGACTAACACACCTACACCTACAAATACTCCAACTAATACTCCGACTAATACCCCAACAAACACACCAACTAATACCGTTACACCAACTAATACACCAACAAATACGGTTACTCCGACCAATACACCTACACCATCAACTGTTTGTGAATTTGGTCTATCTGTTGTTGTGTTAACTCCTACACCAACTAACACACCAACACCAACTAACACACCTACTGTTACACCTACTAATACTCCGACTAATACGGTTACGCCAACTAATACGCCAACTAACACACCAACTAACACACCTACTAACACATCTACCCCGACTAATACCCCAACAAACACACCAACTAACACACCTACTAACACATCTACCCCGACTAATACCCCAACAAACACACCAACAAATACACCAACTAATACACCAACAAATACGGTTACTCCGACCAATACACCTACACCATCAACTGTTTGTGAATTTGGTCTATCTGTTGTTGTGTTAACTCCTACACCAACCAATACCCCAACTAATACACCAACTAATACTCCAACTAACACACCAACAAATACTCCCACCAATACACCTACCGTTACACCGACTAACACACCAACAGGAACACCAACACCAACTCCATCATTACCGGCATTAACGGTATCGGTAAGTTCAAGTTCTTCACAATCATGTCATAATGTTAGTGATGCATCATTTACGTTAAGTGCGAGTGGTGGTAATGGTGCATCATATGAGTATTCAAGAGATAATGATAACTGGCAAGCAAGTGCGTCATTTAGTAGTTTAGCTGGCGGAACTTATACTGGTTACGTTAGAAATAGTAATAGAGTTGGAACTGTCGCTTCAGTTTCAGTTGGTAACTTGGCAAAAACCGCACCAAATGCAACATTTACAAATACAAATGTAAGTTGTAATGGTGGTGCAAATGGTTCAATAGCAGTATCAGGTGGGTCAGGTGGATCAGGAACAGGATACAGCACTTCAATAGATAATGTTACATATTTTAATTTACCTAAAACATTTAATTCATTAACCGCCGCAGCACATTCAGTTTATGTTAAAGATAGTTTAGGTTGTGTACAATCATATTCACAAACAATAACACAACCAACAGTACAAACTGCAACAATAACATCGTTTGTTAATGAAACAGTAGCAGGAAACGGATCACTTCAAGTAACCTCAACAGGTGGAGTTTGGCCTAAAACATATAGATTATATAAAGATATCACTACCACATCTTACACTGATTACGATTATGCGAATGATACGTTAATCTCTACAGTTACCGATAAAACCGAATCGGCACCAACTAATGGATTTACTTCTTTAGGTTGTGGAAATTATTATTTAAGCGTTGTGGATGCGAATGGATGTACGACATATTCATCTCATGTAGAAATTTTATGTGCTGGAACATCTTGTACTTGTTATTCTGTTTATAATGAAACTAACGATATTATAACATTTACATATAATAGATGTTCAGATGGTACGGTAGCGTCAATAACGGCTCCAAGAGGTGGTGTTAGGTCAGTATGTGTATCTCCGGGTGGTGATGTTTACGACCCATCAGGATTATTGACAATAATAGATTGTGGAGCAGGGGCAACTTGTACTACAAATGGAGGTTGTACGGAGTGTGTATAATATATTTAAAATAAACATATTTATAATAAAAGAAATTAAAATTTAAAAATGCCAGTAGTAACAATAACAGGAACAGGATTAGGTTCTGCAACAGCACCAAATAATTTTACAATAGCAATTATTGATTATACGGGCGGAACCACTCAGTACGCTACAAATGTAACAAGAACAGAATTAATTTCAGGATATAATGTAACTGTAAATCCGGGTGATGTTACAGTTAGAGCAACAAGTACCGGAACATGTACTAGTTTTGCGTCTGTCGACGTATCAACATTAGCCTTACAATCATATAGACCAAGTCCAGTGGAAGGTACCACATCTTTCGCAGAACCTGATTCTTTTGATGAAAGTGGTGGTCGTGATGGTGCGGGAATTAGTATCGAAATTATAATTGGAAATGCATTTGTTTATCCTTTTATGAACGAAGCAGATTTTGCACTCACACACGTATCAACGGTAGGTGGTACCAGTACAGGACCTTTTTTAGCCGGTTCTTTAGCGATTAGTAAAAGTACTACAAATTTAGAATTGTCTGGAATGTCAAAAACGTCTTACCTTTCAGATCCATCAGTTAATACCTCAACGTATAGATTAACATATACCCCATCAGGACTATCAAGAGATTTTAATTATTATTGGGTTGTTGGTGTATAACCTACTCTTTATTTACATTAAATTAATCTTTATATTACCTAAAACCTAATAAAGATATTTATAGGTGTAAATAATTTATATGTCAGATTTATTTGGAAGTATGTCTTTTTATGTTCCGTCTTACCCAAAAGACGGAGAAGTCCAATCTGGTATTACACAAAACTATTTAAACGATTATGAATACACCCCAACAACGGGATATACGTCATTTTCATATATTGGTATTGGAACAAGTAGATTATCCGAATTAAAAAAATACGGAACAACAGGGTATACACAAAATTTACTTTATAGTTCAAAAACCGAAAATGATTTAACTATCGATTTTACTGGATACACTTTCACATATTCAGGAAAGACAAATACCACCACAATATTACAATATTACGATAGGTCAGATGGATACACTGAAATTGCTGGAAATACAACTGGATTTACCAAGGAAGAAGTTTTTGAACAAGCGTTAACAAGAAACGAGCATTTCTTGGGGTTTGTAGAACAACCAACCGTTTATTCGGACGTTTTTGTGGAACGAGGTAAATTGGGGGTCATGGAAAGAAATTTCAGGTTAAGTGAAATTGATAGTATGGGTGAATTGAGTATATATGGAAATGGGTATTTTAAAGTTAGAAAACAATAAGATTTATATTTATTAATAAAAGAAAATGGCAGTAGGATCATATGGTATTGTAAGACCCGCAGATGTATCACCAGCAGACGTAGAGATATTATATCATTACGTTTCGGGTAGGACTGCGAACGTCACCCCAACATTAACAAAATTAGACTCGACAGCAATATTAACACCGGTGTTTCATAATGAAACAACAGGTGGTGTTGCGAATAGAGAAATTTTAGGTGGTTTATATAATTTAAAATTACAAGCGGGTCAATTCTCTGAATTAGGAATTTACACATTACATTTACGACCTAAACAAGTTAGAACAAGTATTATGGATTGTGGAGTTTTAGCATCACTTCCATCAGTTAGAGGTTTAGTTATTGATGTTGGTAATGTACCGGTTGACGACCAAGGAAAATTCACACCACAAGGATTAGTTGGATATAGAATTGAATACATCAATAAAACAAATAATCAAAAAGTTCCAAACTTTTATAGATTAGTAACATCATCTTTTTATTGTGTACCGACTACTGCAAATTTATCAAACTCAACAGATAAAGCCATTAGATATCAATATACCGATACTCAATCTAACTTTATATTTTTAACAGTAACTCCAAGTTCATCACCATCAAGTAGACCAAATGTGGTTCCATTTATCGGTGAACCGGGTCAAACTATTATTTTAACAAATACATTCTTCAACCCAACAACGGTTGAAATTGAAATGGTTGAACATGACGCATCAACATTAGCACACGCACTTTATGGTGACCAAACTAAGGCGATTGCACCAGGTATTTACACAATCTACGATAAGGATAAAAATATCTATAAACAATATAATCTTTTTGAAATTAAAGATCAATTTAATGAGACATTATATGAAGTTCGTGAAGAAAGAACAAGTATTGATGAAACCTTAAATTTAGATAATATAACAGGATAATGGCAACCGTAGTAAGATATAAAGTTCCAAGTGAAGCCGCTAGTGGCGGAGAAACATTTAGTGATAAATTAGTTGGTACACAGATTACTGACGGTACTAGTCAACTCACTAATACGAACTTTGATATTAACAGAGTCATTCCTGAAAAAGATAGTAAGAACTTTAAATCACAACCCTTTTCTGATTTCTTAACATTAGAAGATTTAAAGGAAGAATTAAGTGCATTAACAACACAAAATGGTAGGGTAAAGAAAAAAGAAAAAATTAAATTTAAAGGTGGAATTAATGACGCTGGTAAATCTTTATATGGTTCATTAAAACAAAGATTAGAAGTATCGGTATCAAATATTATAACAAACTTTCCTGCCGCTATATTAGTTGATAAAGATAGTCCCATTAAAAGTGTTGATGTCACATTATCAGGAATTGCTTATAGTGGAAGTACAAACACAACAGAATTTTATATTCAGAAATCAATTTTATTTAATCCGTTCGATATTACACTTATTAAACCATTAAGTAATACATTACCTATTGTTGATAATACGATTAGAAATTTTTATTCATCATACACAAAATATGTTTTAGTATATAATGATATAACATATGATATTGTTTCGTACACCGAACCTGACACATCAAATTTAATTAAATTAAAAGTCAAAGGAAAACCACCATTCAATGTAGGTACTGGAAATACTATAAATGAAAATGTTTTAATAAGACCAAATAATGGAATTACCGAAGAGTTTTTTAGTGGGTTAGATGAATTAGAAACTCTTTTATTGAGTAGAGAAACTAACCCAAAATATCAGGCAAGTTTTAAAGTACCGAAAGATAGTTTTGATGAAACTAAAACTGAAATTGTTAATGTATATGTTAATTGGCCAACAACAAAAGATGGTTGGAATTTACAAATAGTTGGTATTGATTACGCGGATTACATTAGTCAATTAAGTAGTTTAGGAGATGAAATTGACGATTATAAATCTAATTTAATTGTAAGATTTTTAACCGCACCACAATTATTTGAATTTGATACGGATGACCAAAAAGCACAATCAATATTTCAATTATACGGTCAGTCATTTGATAGAGTAAAAAAATATATAGACAATATTGCTCACATGCGTAATGTAAGTTATGACGGAATAAATAATATTCCCGATATCTTATTAAAAAATCTTTCACAAACATTAGGATTATCAACCATTAATTTATTTGATGAAAAATCATTAGAGGATACTTTATACTTAAGACAAGATACTGTGTTTAATGGTGTATCATTGGGTAAAACTTTAGTGGAAGCAGAATATGAATTTTACAGAAGATTATTAGTTAATCTTGCTTACATATATAAATCAAAAGGAACACGAGCATCTTTAGAATTTTTCTTAAAGTTTATCGGCGCTCCCGAACCAATAATTAAAATTAATGAGTTTGTTTATAATGTAACAAAATTACCAAACAATCCTAATTTAGAAACCGATTTATATGATGTAATTCAAGGAACAAAAGTCGATACTTTAGTAACAGGATTCACATCAACTGTGGTTACCTACAATAAAATTGGTGGAGGAACCGAAACGGGATATACATTTGCAACTGGTTCGGTTACGAGTTCATCAACATTAAGTAGAGATGAATATCCTATTGATGAAAATGGATTACCAAGAAAAACAACAAATATTCAAAGTGATATATTTTTTGGAAAAGGGGCTGGTTGGTATGACACAACACTTGACCATAGATCGTCAGATATAATTGATACAAATTTATCTAGCGGTTCTTTTGTTAACGGTGTGTTCCAATTAACAGGTAGGACTAAAACAATTAAAACAATGTCAAAACCATATACATATGGTGAAGATTATTTTGATACATTTAGAACTTTACCTGGATTAGATTATGGATTTGGTTTAACGTCAAAAATTGATAACACAAAAGTTAATCTAAACGAGGAACAACTTACACTAAATAGAAAAAATATTAGTGTTCATTTATCACCATCACAAGGAATTGAACATGACGTTTATAGACAATCAAGAAATTTAGAATTATCTTTTGGTAATTTAACACCACAAACCGGTGTAACATTTAATGAATATTTTGAAAACATATTAAACACATTAGTAACAAATTCAAATACGTCAAAGTATGATAAATCATATTTTGGTTTAACAGAAGTATTTAATAGTTACGTCACTAATAGTAACACAGGATTTACACCATATGATTTTATCTCGGTGAATGAATATATAAACAAAATGAGCCCATATTGGGTAAAGGTGATTGAACAATTTGTTCCTGCAACAACATTGTGGACAGGTGGAAATTTAATATCTAACACAATATTCAATAGATGTAAACATACATATCAAAAACTAAGACATGGTTTTACATATCCAATTGGTTTTGATTATAACAATGATCAATATAACTGTTCTAACCCTATCGTACCGACCCCAACCCCAACCCCAACTAATACTGTTACACCAACTAATACACCAACACCTACCAATACACCAACTAATACACCAACACCTACCAATACACCAACTAATACACCAACCAAAACGGTTACACCAACCAACACACCAACAAATACGGTCACACCGACTAACACACCAACATCATCAATTGGAGTTACATCAACACCTACACCTACACCTACTAATACACCTACTAATACGGTTACACCTACACCGACTACTTCTGTACCGGTAGGAACGGTATCCTTCACAGTTAATAATCCTAGTCAATTTAATTATCCAATATCTGCTGGAAATGGTAGTGCAAGTGGTACTATTACAAATAACAGTGGAGCTACTATATACGTTTATTCTGTATTCAATAGTGGAGGACAAAGTAGTGGTACTATAAATGGTGATACTGGAATAGTTGCCGGTGGAGTAGCTTTAGATATACCTGGAGGACCTATTACTGCTTTCGGTCAAACTTTCCTTTCTACAGCCTATGAAACACTACCTTCAGACAATACTTCATATGCATGGAGCCTACAAAAAAATGATACTTACAGTACTGCAACTCTAAGATTAGGTTATTCAACAACTCCAGGAGGATCAATAACATTATTAGAACCATAAAAATTAAAAAATAATAATTATAATATATGAGCTTTTTAAATACAGGATATTCAGCAACAGTTGCAGCAAGATTAACACAAAAGGGTAGAAACTCTATTGCGAAAGGTAATTTTAATGTTAGTTATTTTGCCATAGGTGATTCTGAATACAACTACAACACAGGAACAACGAGTCAAAACATATTAGCACCATTTGACAAAGATAGTCATGTAAAATATCCATTTTGGTATACAAGTGGTAGTACATTTTTTGGTGTACCGGTGGACGGATCAATCACAACAGTATGTAAGAATTTTGTTACTGCAAATAGTGGATGGACGTTAAGTACAGTTTGGGACAAAAATCCGATTGGTTTAACAAATTCATATACAACTAATCCATACATAGGAGTTAAAAATTTATTAGGTTATTCATCATCTTCAGGACAAACATATAATACAGGTACAACAATATACGACACCTTTGGAACTGGAGTGACCATTTCACCCGAAGAACAAAAGGCAATTGCAATATTACATTATACACAAAGTGGAACAACTGAAGATCCTCATAGATTTTTTAAATACGATGATTATATCTGTATCGATAACATAACGGGACAAACATCATTTAATGTGACATTGACCTCAATTATGTATCACAGATTAACTGGTGCAACATCGGGAGCAACATTTACAATGGGAACCGTTGATAAAAAAATGGTATCTAATTACAATTCAAGATATGAATTACCATATAGGGATTTAGTAGACTCACAGTCTAATAGAGTTGGTAAAATATTTCATAATCAAAAAATTGTGGTTTTTGATGACGAGGAAATTGTGGCGGCGTTAGATACAGGGTCAACTAGAAATTATACATTAACGGCACCAAAGGTTGATGTTATTGTAACCAATAATGATTATATAACCACACTAACAACAGGAAAAACACTTTGGGTTACGTATAAATTTAGTGGTGGTACTGTATCAGATGATTTACCTTGTAATTATTTTATGAAAGTAACAGGTTCAACTAATAATGAAAATGTTACAGTTAAATTTAATAGTGGTGGATTTAAACATCTAAATAGTGGATATACAGCAACAGAATTTCATATACTACATCAATTAACGAATAACGGAGACCAACCAACATCAAATGCATGGAAAATTAGAAATTACACAAATGACTTAGGATCCATAAATGATTTAAAAACCGGATTTACATTTACAATTAATCAAACTAAATTCGCAGACGTAACAACGTACACATCAAGTTTATCTTCCTTCGGAACTGATAGACCGTTATCTGGTGGAACAATAACAGGTACGGTTGAATTGGTAAGAGCAAGTGATATTGAAGAAATGATATTCAATTTAAATTTACCCAATGGTACCTTTGGTGGTGCGTCATTAAATGCGTCACAAAATCCAACATATACATCAGGATATCCCTATATGACTGAAGTTGCATTATTGAATAGTAATAAAGAAACATTAGTTATGGGTAAATTAGCGTCTCCAATACAAAGAATAGGTGATCAAATTGTATCGGTTAAATTGGATTTCTAACGATTTACATTTATTTTAATTTATATTATATTAGAATTATGAGTATAGATGTAAAATTTAAGAATAAACCAAAAATATTGGGACTTGATATTAGTACAAAAACCATAGGGTTTGCATTGTTTGATATTTCAGGTTCTAAACTATTAGAACTAACACATTTTTCCCCTAAAATTAAACCACAACCTGAAGATAAGTTGGAAGAACTTATGATGAAGGCCAATACATTTAAAAGACATTTGGAAGGATATAAAGATATGGGAATCACTCGTGTTATCATTGAGGAACCATTATTAAATTCCAATAACGTATATACAGTTGGAACTTTATTGAGATACAATACAATGATATGTAAACTGATTTATGATATTTTTGAGATTGTTCCAACATTCATTTCAACATATAATGCAAGAAAATATGCATTTCCTGATTTAGTGGGTCCAAATGAAAAAGGACGTAATGTATTATTTGGTGGATACCCAAAAGACATCGATAAGAAACAAGTTATTTGGGATCACGTTAATGACGTGTGTCCTGATGTTCAATGGTTGTATGATAAGAACGGTAAATTAAAAAAAGAAAATTTTGATATGAGTGACGCGGCAACCGCAGTTATCGGTCATTTCAATATGATAAAACAATTGGATAAATAATATTCGGCAACTTATATTTTATATTAGGATTTATCGATGATATATTTAATAATAGAACGGGACAAGGGTTAAAAGCCTTGTTTGGTTGGTAGGAGGTCAGCGTGGTGTCTGGCCTCCATTTTTTTTTATAAGATTTTTTTGTTATAATATACAACATGAACACCCAAGAAGTAGATTATTCCGCAGTATTTGAAATTTTGGAAGATATATTTGGTGACTATAAGAATCATAATGATTATAGATACCAAGTCTCTTTTGACTGTCCCGTGTGTTCTCATGAAATCAAAGGATTAGAAAAAGGTGACGGTAAGGGCAATTTGGAAATTAATTACAAATATGGTGTTTATAAGTGTTGGGTATGTGCCGAATCTCACGAAACACACGGATCAATATATAAGTTAATTAAGAAGTTCGGTAATCCTAAACAACTTAAAAAATATATTCTTTTAAAACCTGAAGAAGATGAGGACGGTAATAAAAAAGAATATAGACCAGTTAAATTACCAAAAGAATTTATTCCATTTAAAGATGCAAGTTTTGGAATGAAATTAACACCAGGATATAAGCAGGCGTACAATTACATTAAAAGTAGAAATATAACAGATTTGATGTTACAACTTTATAATATTGGATTTTGTGCCACAGGTCTTTATGAAAATAGAATTATCATTCCTTCATATGATGAAAATAGAAGATTAAATTACTTTATTGCTCGTTCTTATTTAAATAAAACGAAAAGAAAATATATGAATCCCGTGGTACAAAAGGAAATTATTATTTTCAATGAAAGTTTAATTAATTGGGATGAACCTGTTTACATAGTTGAGGGTGCGTTCGATAGTATTTTTATCCCAAATGCAATCCCAATGTTGGGGAAGTTTATGAGTGAACATTTATTTAAAAAACTATATGATAATGCAAAAAAAATAATTATAGTACTTGACCCCGATGCGTGGAATGACCAAGAGAGATTGTATCATAGATTGAATTGTGGAAAACTAATGGGGAAAGTATGGAGTATTAAATTAGAAGGAGAAAAAGATATTGCCGATTTACAAGGAAACTTAAGTGAATATAAAATGAAACAAATAGAATAACATGAATTTAAAAGACATCTCATTAGAGATAAATGATTTATTGGAAAAAAGAAGACAAGAATTAGAATTAACATTCATAGAAGAAGAACACATTTATTATATGAAAGATGTTGATGGTGAAGTCAAAAAGAACTTTCCATCTGTATCTAAAATTGTTAAGAAATTTCATAAACCATTTGATGCGGAAGGTATGGCATTAAAAATGTCAAAAGGAGACCCTGAAGGTCAATCACAATTACTTGCCGAATGGAAACAAGCTGGTGACCTATCAACTAATATGGGTAGTCGTGTTCACTTTGAATTAGAATCTGAATTGATTGGTCGTTTTGATAACTACAAAGAAGTTAGACAACCAATATTTGAAATTAATGAGGAACAACAACGTAAGAGTGATAACATGATTAAAGCAGGAAAAGAATTTCTCGATTTAATGTTAGAGCGTGGAGGAGTCCTATTAGATACAGAGATTGTATTAGGAGACCCAACAGAACAATATACAGGACAACCAGATAAAGTATGGTTGATGCAAAACAAAGAGAAGGACGGATTTGGTTTTGTTATTACAGATTGGAAAACAAACCAACCTAAGAACTTTGAAGTTCATCATTACACAGGTAGACTGTATCCACCATTCAACAACTATCACGATAATGCCTTAGGTCATTATTATTTACAATTACCATTATATGGTCGATTGTTGCGTAAGATGTTGGAAGGAACAAAATACAACGATACTAAATTATTGGGTAATGTCGTTGTCTTATTAAAAGATGATGCAACATTTGTGGAATATAAAGTCCCGTCACAAATTAATAACGCAATCCTACAAATGGATTTATCAAAATATATTTCAAGATGGTCAAAAAGATAATACATATTGCTGACTTACACATTCGTACAATTCAAATGCACGATTTGTATAGGGAACAATTTGAAACATTAATCGATGAAATTCGCGAACATAATATTTTATGGCATCAAGAAGGTATTCAGTATGAAGAAATTCGTATCGTTGTTGCGGGAGACATTGCACATCAAAAGATAAACATATCTAATGAACAACTATTATTAACAAGTTGGTTTTTAAAAGAATTATCAAAATATGGTAAAGTTGTTATTATACCTGGAAACCACGATTTCTTAGAGAATAATACTCAACGTATGGATAGCATCACACCAGTGGTGCAACTATTAGACGACCCAACAATTGTTTATTATAAAGACAGCGGTGACTACATTGATGAAAATATTCAGTGGGTTGTATATTCATTATATCAACACAACGCACGACCTGAGTTTACCAAAGACGAAACTAAATTGACCGTTGGGTTATTTCACGGACCAATTATGGGATTGTCAACAGACCTTGGTTACGAATTTGAAGATGCTTATGACCAATTAAACTTTGTTGACTTGGATTTATTGTTATGTGGAGATATTCACAAGAGACAACAATTCACATTACCAAACGGAGGTCATGCAATTATGGTTGGTAGTCTTATACAACAAAACTTTGGTGAAACAGTTAAACATCACGGATATGGTATTTATGATGTGGAAACAAATAATTATACATTTCATGATTTGGATAACGAACAACCGTTTCTTCATTTCTCAATAAACGATATAAAAGACATTGAAGATGGAAAAGAAACACACGTTAATCTTGGATAAAGAGTTCACACAATTTTGTGAATTAAATAACATAACAGACATTGGAAAACAGGCAGAAGAAACCTTCAATAGAGGGTTTTCTTTGTTAAAATACGGCGAGATACCAAATGGTAATAAAATTAGAGAAATTATTGAAGTACCCAAAGAAACAATCAAAGAAGTTATTATCGAAAAGATAGTTGATCGTATTGTTGAAGTTCCTATTGAAGTCGTAAAGGAAGTCATTAAAGAAATAAAAATAGAGGTACCGGTAGAGGTTATTAAAGAGGTTATCGTCGAAAAGAAAGGTAAGAGTAAGACCGTAACTAAAGAAGTGTTTAAAGAGGTTCCTGTTGAGAAAATTGTCGAGGTTATTAGAGAAGTTACCAATAACGATGAGATTGATAGATTAATGAAAGAGAACGAAAAACTTAAGACAGAATTAGATAATATTACAAATTCACTATCTAAATTAGGTAAGGGTAGATTAATGAAAAATAGTGACATGAGTTCATTATACGACGAATAATTTCCGGCAACTTACTTTTTTTTACGAAATCTTTTATCTATATTTTAAATAATATAAATGATAAATGGATTATAAAGAAAAACATAAAGATACCGACGACACATTGGTTAGGGAATTTGTTATAAAATTATATAAAGAATTTTTTAATATTAATTTAGAACCAACCCCACCAAAAAAAAACCTAATTGATTTAATAGGTGTCGACGATTCAAATTTTAGAGTCGAAGTTGAACACGGACAATGGAGTGGAGATTTTTGGAATAGTTTAAAATATTGTAACAAATCTAATTTAGAATTCCCAACAGTCAATATTCCAATAAGAAAAGAAAAACATTGGAAGGAATCGTACACACATTATAGAAAAATGGTTGACAATAGTAACTCATACAAAATAAACGAGTTTGTTAGGACTAATATTGATTTTACTCAATTCATATTAATTAAGCCAGATACCATTATTGATACTACTAAAAAAATATATACTGAATTTTTTTCAAATTATGGTAAAGAGAATTGGATGTCATTTAAAAGAGAAGATGTTCTTACTTACAATTTAATTAATGGTGAATGGGTATTGGAAGAAATTTTTGAAATAACAAATGTAAATTAATGATTATGATATTAATATTTTGGATTTTAGCTGCGTATGGAATGACCAATATTTTAGTTTGGGGTTCCATTTTTGAAAATCAAAGAACTTGGATAAAAAAACACTCTAAATTTTTTGGTGATTTAATAAGTTGTGTATTGTGTACATCGACTTGGGTTGGGTTTTTCCTATCAGTTTTATTAGGTGGTTTAACAAACCATTATTTTAATGTTCCTTGGTACATCTGTTTGTTTACCGATGGAATCTTTTCCGCAGGTGCGGTATGGATGTTAAATGGAATTGTAGAATTCTTTGAGGAAAATAGAATTAAATAATAATGTCTGATTTAAATAATAACATATCAGATTTTTCTACTGTAGATTTAATTAAAGAATTATCAAAAAGAGATTTATTCACTAACGCATCGTGTAATAAATTAATTCTAAATGATATTGATAATTTAAATAATTATAAACTAATCATTACAAAGGGAATACCTAACGAACAATGTCAATGTAGGGAATGTCATAATTTTTTTAATGCGGATGTTTTTCCGTATTATATGGCAAGAGTAGACCAATATGGATTTTTATGGAGACAACATGCTTTATGTCCTACATGTCTTAAAAAAGATAATAAACATAGAAAAAAAGTATTTTCTGAATCTGAAATACCAACTGAACCAAAAAAAGGTGATATTTGTACAAATTGTGAAAGACCGTGGACTGGTAGATGGCATAGACACCATGTCGAAAATGATTTTGTAGGTTGGGAATGTACATTGTGTAACACTAGTAAACACGACCAAAGAAATAAAAGTAAATGAGTAATCCGTTTATAAAAGTAACGTGGGAAGATGTTCCCGAAAATTTCACCCCTGAGAAAATCAGAAGGGTGAAATCTTATTTTGAGAAAAAATATAATGCCAAGACAGTTCAAGTAATTACTAAAACATTAACCAGTGTTAATCAAACACGATTAGAATCTTTAGAAGCGTCTGATAATATTTTAGACCATCAGTATCAAAAGAAATTAATGAAGGATTTTATTAAGGATAACGAAATTGATATTAAATGGGAGTTGGTTGATAGGTTAGATAATAAAGTTAACACTCAAATTGATAAGTTAAATGAAAACAAAGTTAGATATAATAAATGGTATATTAGAAAAGTGGAGTTTTCTAATTTTCTATCATTCGGAGATAATAACGTTATTGATTTTACTGGGTTGGACGGTATTACGGTAATTGAATCTACACCAAAGAACTTCGGTGGTAAATCTACATCGTCAGTAGATCTTTTAATGTTCTTGTTTTTTAATACAACAACAAAGACAAAAACTAACGGTGAAATCTTTAATAGATTCACTGATAAGAACGATGTGAGTGTTCGTGGTGAAATTACTATTGATGGTGATGATTATGTAATTGAAAGAAAGACATCTCGTAAAATGGGAAAATCAGGTGATTATACTGTTAAGAATGAATTGGAATTTTATAAAAAAACTGAAGATGGTGAAATTGTAAATTTATCTGGTGAACAAAGAAGAGAAACTGAAGCGTTTATATCTTCAGCAATTGGAACCGAAGAAGATTTTTTATCAACCATTTTAACAACTGGTTATAATTTAGAAGAACTGATTGAATCCAAACCAACCGCTCGTGGACAAATCTTAACAAAGTTTATGGGTTTAGAAAATTTAAAAATAAAAGAAGAACTTGCAAAAGAAATTTATAATGATTGGGGTAAGAAATTAGTATCCAACACATATAACAAAGTTAGTTTAGAATCTGATAACGAAACGTACAAAGAAAGTATTAGTAATTCTGAAAGTGAGATTGTTAAACTTACTAAAGAATTAGGTAAGTTTGAAAAGGATTTAGAAAAGTTAGAAAAGAAAAGAGATGATGTGTTCTTAAAAAGAAATAATGATGTAGATAAAGAATTACTGAATACAAATCCAACCTTATTACAAAGAGAAGTTACTTTTTTATTAACTCAAAAAAATGTAAGTCAAACAAACGCGGACGGAGTTAATGTTGTTGAACCATCACAATTCTATGATGAAGACCAACACAAAGAGTTAAAAGGTGAAATGGCTAATCTTCAAGGAATTGATGTCGCATCCAAATATGAAAAAACTCAAAGAGAAAAATTAATCAAACAATTTGAAGAAGGAACAGTTTGTCCTACTTGTAATCGTGCGTTAGATGAAGTAGATCACACTGACGAGATTGAAAAGATTAAAAAAGAAATTGAAGACATCATAAAGGAAATGGAATTAAATCAAATACAGTTTGATTTATTAAAAGAACAATCGGAAGGGTTTGATAAATTAAAAACTGAATTTGAAGCTTACGAAAGAAACAAACTTCGTAAAGAAAGATATGAGTTAGAGATTGAACAAAAACAATTGGAGATTGATAGTAAACAAAAAATATTAGACAATTACGAAAGTAATAAAAAGAAACTTGAGGACAACCAAAAGATTGATGCTGAAGTAATTGCACTTAAAACTAAAATAGAAACAGCAAACGGAGATATTAGACAAACGAACACTAACATCGAAAAACATACTAATAACATTACAAATATGAATGGTAAGGTTAGTATTAACGAAGAGTTAATTAAAAAGATAACATCAGAGGAAGAATTGGCTGCGGTGTTTAAGATTTATTTAACTGTTTATGGTAAGAATGGTATTTCTAAAATCATTCTTAAAAATATGATTCCATTAATCAATCAAGAGTTATATCGTTTGTTAGTGGATAGTTGTCATTTCATTTTAGAGATGAATATAAACGATAAGAATGAGGTTGAATTTATAATGATAGATACTGAGACCCGAATCGTTAAACCTCTTAATGCGGGGTCTGGTTACGAAAGAACAATATCCTCATTAGCACTTCGTAGTGTATTAACCAAGATATCTTCATTACCTAAACCTAACATCGTAGTTATGGATGAAGTGTTCGGTAAAATTGCCGATGAGAACTTGGAAATGGTAGGTGAGTTCTTTAAAAAGATTAAAAACTATTTTGACCATATCCTTGTCATATCACATAATTCTTTAATACGTAATTGGTCTGATAATATCGTTATGATTAAGAAAGAGGAGAATGTTTCGTCGATTGATTTTATCACAACAAAAATTTCTTAGTTTCAAATATCTTAATTATATTTGTCCTATAAACTAAATTTACTTTTATGACACCAAAAGATTACCAACAATTTGGACTTTACGCTAAAGACAAAGGGATTAGCTCCTTAGATTTACATTATCACAATCAAAAAATTGAAGACAGTTTAACCCCATATATTTTGGAGGAGAGACAAATGAATGTTACGATAATGGACGTGTTCTCAAGATTGATGATGGAACGTATCATTTGGGTTGCTGGTGGTGTAGATGACCATATGTCGACTATTTGTCAAGCACAATTAATGTTTTTGGACAGTTTGGATCATAATGATATTACGATGCACATTGATAGTCCAGGTGGAAGTGTGAAGTCAGGATTGTCAATTGTTGATGTTATGGATTATATCTCATCAGACATTAGAACCATCAATACAGGTATGGCGGCTTCAATGGGTTCAGTTCTATTGGGTGCAGGTACCAAAGGTAAAAGAGGGTCTTTAAGGTTTTCTCAAACCATGTTACATCAATCATCAGGTGGAGCAGTTGGAAATATCCAAGATGCTGAAATCAGTATGAAAGAGTGGAGGAAGGTAAATGAAATTCTATTTACATTATTAGGTGAATATTGTGGAAAAACCGCAGAACAGGTTAAAAATGATGCCACAAGGGATTTATGGTTAAATGCGGAAGATGCACTATCCTACGGAATTATTGATGAAATTGTTAAAAAGAAGAAAAAATAAGTAAAGGGGGATAAAACCCCCTTTCTTCATATTTATAATAAAACATAGATATGAAGATAAATAAAACAAATATCCTTTTAGTTTTAATCGCGTGTTTAGCGGGGTATACCATATTTCAAAGTCAAGGTATTAAAACAGATGTTGCTGGATATAACGCAAAAATCGAATCTATTCAAAAAGAGATAGATTCAGTTCAGATTGAAAATAATAAGATTTCCGAACAAATCGTTACAATTGATAAAGATATCGACGTAGTTGGACATAATATCAGTAACGTAACAAAGAACATAACCTTAATTAAAAATGAAACAGATGAAAAAGTTAATTCTATTACCACTATTGGTAATGTTGAGCTTGAGCAGTTATTCACAAACAGATACAACTAAAATTACAGTATTAGATACAGCTAAAGTTACCATACCAACAAGAGTGGCTAGATTGGTTTATCAAGATTTACTTCGTTATGATGGTTTAAAATTAATAGATAAACAAAAAGATTCAATAATTCTTTTTAAAGATAATCAAATTGATTTATTTAAACAAAAAGACGTTTTAAAAGACCAGAAAATTGGTAACCTTGAATTAATCATCACCAAGAAAGACGAACAATTTGGATTAGAAAGACAAAAATCCGAAAGCCTACTTAAAGAATTAAAAGGACAAAGAAGAAAAACTTTTTTCTATAAGGTTGGTTCTTTTGCGGGAATAATAATGACATCTTTATTTCTTCTTAAGTAAACATGAAGAAAATTTTTGACATCAGACACGTAATAATATTGATTTTATTATTACTTTCTATTTTAATATTTCTTAACCCTAATGGTATTGTACCAAATAGAACGGTTACAATACACGATACAGTTGGATTTGAAATTCCAGTTCACGACACTGCGGAAGTCGAAGTACTTGTAGAAGTTGAAGTACCCGTAGAAGTACAGGTTCCATATGCGGTTCATGATACGGTGACAATTACCAATCCAATAGACACTAATGCAATTTTAAACGCATTAGGACAGAAAATATTCAAGAAAGACATTCTTAAGTTACCAAGTAATATTGGAACGGTAACTCTATTTGATACAATATCAAATAATAGAATCATAGGTCGTTCATTTAAAAGTGATGTCAAACAGAAAATAGTTAGAGATACAATGTACACTCCAATTCCAAGACAGAATGAATTTTATGTGGGTTTAGACGCTAAATTCGATAAACCAAATGTTATTAATATAGTCGGTCTTAGTGTTTTATTTAAAAACAAAGACGATAGACATATGTACAGATTAGGTGTTGGAGTAACAAATAGAGTTGATGACCAAGGAACAAATGGTAAATTGGTTCCATTTATCGGTGGAGGAGCTTATTGGAAGGTTAAACTTAAAAAATAATTTATAAATGAATACATACGTATTATTTATTTTCGGTATGTTTGATGACCACGAAGATGTTGAGTATTTCTGTACCGATGTTATTGGTGAAAGTAAGGTTATTACGTCAATTAGATTCATTATTGAAAATTCAGAAAATATCATAGTGATATTTGATTCCGAAATGAAACCAACAGAGGTCGACCGAGAATTATATACAATATTAATCGATGAACATATTAAATTTTATTTCATATTTGAAAGAGAAAATATGGTCACGGCTCACCTACCCCAACAAATTAAAGATTTAATTTTTACTCCGACTATCGATAATACGATAATTAGGGTAGATTATGAGAAAAACAGAAAAAGGGAAACTTTAGATTTAGACAGATTACTTGAAAAAATAGAAGAATCTGGAATTGAGAGTCTTACAATAGAAGAAAAAAACTTCCTTGACAATTTTGAAAATTAAGATATATTTCGTATCTTACTACTATCCATCCATTTTAAACTTACACCACATGAAGAAATCCATTTTAGTTAATCCAGACGAGATTCAATTGTACATCAAAGATTTACGAAAAATTCCCGTTATATCTCACCAAAGACAAGAAGAAATTTTTGAATTATTAAACAATAAAAAAACAGATAAAGAAACCAGAGGAAAACTTTATAATGAATTGGTTGTTGGTAATTTAAGATTTGTAATATCTGTGGCTAAAATGTTTCAAAATCAAGGAATGGATTTATTGGATATTATTTCAGAAGGTAATATTGGTTTGATAAAGGCGGCAGAAAGATTTGACCCAACGACTGGTTTGAAATTTATTTCATACGCGGTGTGGTGGGTTAGACAATCAATAATGGCGTCTCTAAATGAAAACTGTAGAACAATTCGTATACCTTCAAATTTAGTGCAAGATGCTCAAAAACAAAAGAAAGTTGAAATTAGTGAAGAAGATAATTTCTTTATAAACAATGTTGAAGATGAAACACCAATTGGGGTTAATCTTCCATACTGTATTGGTCTATATAAAGAAATTAACGAGGACGGTGACCAATTAATTGATGTCATACCTAACAGAGAGGCTGAAAGTCCTGACGCCATTCTTAATTCACCGGAAGAAATTAAGAAAAAAGTTTCTGCAATGTTAAGTGTGTTGGATGATAGAGAAAAGATAATTATTGAAAGATATTATGGGTTAACAGGTGTAGAATCGAACTTAGAAGATTTAGGAGAAGAGTTTGGTTGTACTAAAGAACGTATAAGACAATTACGTGATAAGGCTATTAAGAAACTAAGAAATGAGAGTTTTGGTCTATTAAACTATTTATAGGACATGGATAAATGGTTAAAATATTTGGTAGGCATATCGGCAATTATCATTGCGGGTTGTGCTGCTTATTTTTCAATTACTGGTTTAGGTATATTATTTGCAGGTGCATCAATATCTGTGATGATAATGGCGGGTTCATTAGAATATGCAAAATTAGTTACGGCAACATATCTAAAACAAAAGTGGGACACAATTAAAGGTTTTAATAAATGGTATTTAACTATATCAGTTATTATATTAATGTTAATAACTTCCGCAGGTATTTTTGGTTTTTTATCAAACGCTTTCCAACAACAAAACATTGGTTTACAAAAAGTTGAAAGAGATATATCGGTTTTTCAAAATCAAATTACAAAAAATGATGGAGAAATATCTCGTTACACGACACAATTAAGTAATCAACAAAATATTCGTAATTCACAAGAATCAAATTTATCCAAACAAATTGATAAAGATAAATCAACAGCAAGAGTCACACAAATGATTCGTACTGCGGATAAAGAAATCACTTCTATTTCTAAACGAATTGATGAACTAACAAGACAAAATAATATTGCATTAGATTCAATTAACGTAATTAAAAACAATAACATTGAATTAGAAAGGGAAGTTGGTGGATTTAGATTTGTTGCCGAGGCATTTGGTATGAGTTTAAATAACGTTGTTAAGTTTTTTATATTTTTAATTGTAATAGTATTTGATCCATTAGCAATCGCATTAGTAATTGCATTTAACCAATTAGTAATGACTAAAAAAGAAGACGAAGAGACACCACCATCTAATCCTGAAGATTTAAAAAATTTTGTTGATGAAACTGCAAGATTACATTTAACTGAAAATGATTTAAAAAAGTTAGAAGAAACTTTATTAAATCCACCAAAACCAAATGACACTTTAAAATCTGCCGCTGAATATTATAAAATGAAGACAGATATTGAACGTGAAAAACGTGGCGAACTATTAGCGGAGATGATGAAGAACGACCAAGAATTAGGTTTATATGACGAACCATTTGATAGTCCAATGATTAAAGAAGAAACCTCAGATTGGGATGTCACATTGATGGATGGTTTAGAAGACGAAGAACCTTTCTTTACTGATGAAGAAGTAGAGAAAATTTTACAAGAAGAACCAACCGAAGAAGAAATTCAAAGAAATTTTTCCACTATAGAACCCGAAACGGAGAATATTTTCCAAAATGATGAAATTAGTATACCGAATCTTGAATCAATAGTTAATCAAGAACCGATTACTGTAAGTAATAAAAAATCCGTAACAATCGAACAACACAAAAAGAACGGTTATAAAGTTAATCAAATTCCTGAAGATGAGGAAAGAATGAACATTATAGGTCAGAATGGAAATGAAGGGTTACATTACGACAATGAAGAAGATACATCATTAGAGAAAAATGATGAAAAAAAAAATTAGTAGAACTTCAAACACCAACAACAGAAGAAAAACCCCTAACGTTAGAATCTCGAGATTCTGATAATTTATATTGGGAAAAAGACGACGTAAACCCAAACCAAATACTATATGATTTGGAAAATAATAAGGTTATAATACCGGATGAGGATATAACTCTTAACGCACCACTAACTGATTTAGGTCCTAAATTCATTACAAAAAATGTTAGTAATACACGATATAGAAACGATAGATTATAATAATTTAATTATTAATAAACGAAAATCTAAAAAAACTCAAATATTCCTATACGATACACAAAGAAGATTTGATGACTTTGTTAATAAAATTGGACATCGTAATAATGGTAAGTTTGACGACATCCCACATTTTATAGTTACAAAATTAGGTAGTGTATATCAATTGTTTGATACCAACTATAGTTCTAATACGTTTAATGATTCACAGAACGATAAGAGGATGATTAAAATTGCAGTTGAGAACTTGGGGTGGTTGAACAAGAATACCATTACTGGTGTCCTTAATAATTGGATTGGGGACCCATATAGGTCAGAACCACATATACGTAATTGGAGAAACTACTATTTTTGGGATAAGTATACTGAGACTCAAATGAACTCACTATCTGAACTGTGTAATATCCTATGTGATAAACATGAAATACCAAAACAAACCGTACCATCCCAAGGATATTTAGAAAACATATCTAATTTCAAGGGAATTGTATGTAAATCCAACTTTTCAAGTATTTATACAGATATAAACCCTTCTTTTAATTTCGGGGTCTTTTTTAATTATGCAAATGAAAATGAAAACAGATTATGATGTAACCAAGAATATGTTAAAGACCATTAGGACTATAACAGAATCTAAATTATCAAAACAATCAATTAATGAGGTAGCTGAGTTTGAATCTACATTATCTGATGACGCAAGTCAAGAACAAAAAAATGATGTTACCGTAATTAACAATGTTGATGTTAAATTATTATCAACAGATCAATCTGACATGACATTGAGTGAAACACAAAAAACCACAATTTCAGGTTTGATTGATAATTTCAAACAACAAGTTTCACAAATTGCGGAGTTTGACCCAGGGATGACCATTAACCAAGATCAAATCAGATTGGATGGTTATTTACCAGATGAAGATATTAATTTTGTTTTTATTGCTGGAACTGAAAGTGGCGTCTATATTAACGCGGATATGTTGAAACTTGAACAAAACGTTGCAACGGCATTAGAAAAATTAGCAAAATTCGATGAAACATTCAAAACTTCAATTGAACCATTAATAAATCAAAGAGATAATAATATATAATGGCATTAACAGATCAAGATAAAAAAGAAATAGAAAGAATCACCAAAAAGGAGATTAAAGATTTTATGGATTCAACTCAAGCCACAAGAATTGTTGTTAAAATGATTCAAGATGAGTTGGGAACTAAAAAAATTGACGATAAAATTGTAGACCTTTCAACTAAGGTGGTTGTTGAACTTTTCAAGACCCTATGGCAGAGAAAGGGATTTTGGGAAAGTGCGTTAAAAAGTGTAAGATAATGAAGTATATCAAACCAAATATTGACCATGAGTGGATGGAAGCTCTTCGTTACCGTGAATTTGAAAAAATTGGTAAGGATGGTTGGAAAGATATTGCATCAAATAATTACAACATTACCAATTACAATAAGATTAAAGATGTATTAAAGAATGTTGATTTAGATTTTGATACGTTGGAGGATGAAAAAAAGAAAAGATTTAATAAAGCGTTTAAGAAAGGTGAGGTAGAAATACCAATGGTAGTTAAATTCGGGGACAATGACTATCATCTTTTAGGTGGTAATACAAGGTTAGCAGGTTTAATTGGGAAAGGGATTAACCCAAAATTGTGGGTTGTGGATATGACAAAAAAGAAAAAGGAAGAAGTTAAAGAGACTGGTGCTGATTCTTCAGGATCATTCAGTGGACCTGTGTTTGGTAAATCTGAGGTAGTTAAAAGACCAATTTCAAGTATTCCTAACCTAAACCTTAGTGAAGAGGAAGAGATTAAAGAAGTGACCTCAGGTGATGCGGGACAATTTGATGTACCGGCATTTGGTAAAACAACTAAAGGAGGACGTAAAAATCCATTAAAAATAGACGGACCTAAAAGTATCTACAAAGGTAGAGCGGTTACAGATAAGAATTTCCCTAAATGGGGAGGTCCTGATAGTGTTTTTGTAAAAGTTAAAGAGAAGTGTAAGAAATTCCCTTATTGTAACCAAGGTGATACTGGTGCGATTGAATTTATACACGAAGACGATGAATTACAAGAATCTATTAAGGAAATATCAAAAAAATACGGAATTCCACATAATGATGTGGAAAATATCGTATTAAATGAGATTAACAAGATATTTATTTAATTATGAAAGTAAGCGAATTAACCACAATTATTGAAAACATCGTTTCTAACGAAATTAGAAATACAATTATGGAAGAGAATAATGGTAAGAAAGAAGTTTATCATATAAAATGTGAAGGTATACCTTTAGCAACATTTGAATCTGAAGAAGAAGCAAACGATGCATTACCTGATTATAAAGCTAAACATAAGGGTGGTGAACTAATCATCGAAAAAGGAGTTTATGAAAGTCATGATGATATGATGGATAAACTTGATGAGATGAACGATCAATTAGAAGAAACAGAAAATATGGAAAATACAGAAATGCAACCAGAGGAAGGGAACGCATTTAGTGGGGCTTTAGCCGCTGCTAAATTAAAAGGTGATAAAGAATTTGAAGTTGATGGTAAAAAATACCATGTAGATGAGGAAGAAGAATGTGATGAGTGTGGTAGTGGTTATATGGAAGAAGAGGAAGAAGGTGGTGACGATTTTGAAAATATGTTAAGAGGTAGAAGGAAAAGACATTATTTCGGACAAAAGGAATATGTTGATGGTGATAATAGTGAAGAAGATGTTGATGACACAGAATGGGTTCATGACCACCCAAAA